TAGGATCACCATAAGAAACAGCGAAGATAGGAAGTTCATAGTACTCAGGCCCTATGCCTTTGTACCGCCATCTTCTTATGGAGTCTGGGTGCATACCATATCTCTTGGCGAGTTGATCGGTAGAGAAATACTGGCTGCCAGCTACTGTCATGTTTTAATTACCTCTTTTCTAGTTTTGATAAGGTCGCAAAGATCGTTGTAATCATCTTGCGGTATTTGTCTGTTAGCATAACGCACCTCTAAAGACTCAGCACATTTATCAAGTCTTTCTCTGGTGTCAGCTTTAAGGATTGCATCTTTGGCAACAACTGTAAGGTTTTGAGTGGAAACTGGAGTTCTGTCTTTAACAGATGATTTAGTTTCTTTTGATCCGACTATTTCATTACCTGTCCATAACTCCGAGCCAAGAGAAAAAGTAAAAGCTGCACAAGCACATAAAGCTCTACGGTGAGAATCAGTAATATCTCTTGAAGAAATCTTATCCCATTTGATCGGATTATTTCTGTTATCCATAATCGGATAAGGAAAAGAACTTGTTTTGTTACCTTCTGGATCTGTAAAGTAACCCATTAAAAAGCCTGTTTCGTCAGGTGCTTTCCATACGGCAAGATTTGAGAGAGGGTTTACAGGCGATTCTGGAGGGAGTTCTAGATGAAAATCCCAGCCTTTTGCGTGTTCATGTAGGTAATTAGCAATTTTTGCCCATGAAACATATTGATATTTACCTTTAAAGAAAATATCTTCTGGTTGAATGATTCCTGTTAATAGTGGTCTAGTCATGGTGTTAATTAAAGCCATTTAGGGGGTGTAAGTGTTTTGATGCCCTCTGGAGCTTGATCGGTATATCCAGCCCAGATGCCTGACTCTTGGGCAGCTTTGATGTCAGACAAGGTTTGTTCTTGAAGTTCATATCCACGCTCAATAAAATGAGGTGAAAGTTCATAGATTCCCACACTATATGGGAATACCTTTTCAACAGCCACAAAAATAAATCTTTTTTGGCCTGTCCCTTGTAAATAGTGAGCAGCCTGTAAATGATACTTGAATGAAGCAATAGTTCTAGTAAATACATCAGGCGCAGCCCCACCCTCACCTGTTGTTTT